CTTGACCTGGCTGTCGTTGAGCTTGAGCCCGGCGTGGATGTCGCCGGTGCCCTGGAACACCGCCTGGAACGGCAGGAGCGGCGGCAGACCGACCAGAGCATTCTTGGTGACCTCGCTGAGCGGCACCCAGGCGCCGCCGACCTGCACCTGGAACGTCAGGCTGGTCGCATCGGGCACGACCATGCCGGCGAGGATGTCGATATCGGTGATGCCGCCGGAAAGGCTGAGCGGCTGGAGGTCGACGGCGATGCGCGCCGCCGAGAACTGCGCGAACCTGAGGCCGAACATCATGTCGCGGCTGAGGTCGCCGGCGAAGTAGGCACCATCCGTCGAGTAGAAGAAGGTGCCGCCGACGTAGGCGCCAGCGCCGCTCGCCATGCCGACGTAGTGGTTGCCGTTGGTGGTCAGAACGACCGCATAGCGCTTGCCGGCGCCGAGGAACGTCGGCGTGATCGGCACCGTCGTCCAGGCCAGCGTGTTGATCGAGAGGTAGGGGATCGTCGTCTGGAAGATGGTGCGGGCAAGGTTGGGCGTGGCGCTGTCGGTCAGCTCGCAGATGGCGAGGTGGACGTTGCCGGAGGTCCCGCGCTTGGTGAAGTAGAGGTCGACGGCGGTGAGCCAGCCAGCCTGGGTGTTGAGGAAACTCTGGGCGATCTGGGCGCCGGCGATGGTGATCGTCTCGTCGACCATGTCCCAGTAGGTCTCGTCCCAGGTGTCGCTGAAGAACTGGGTGACGCGGATGTACTTGTGATTGACAAGCGCCTTCGCGAGATCCGCGGCATCGACCACCCAGGTCTCGCCGTTCTTGGTGAACACGCCGGTGGCGGCGTTGTAGGTGCCGGACTTCCACCAGCTCGAATTCGTGCAGACGCTCTTGGACTGCCCGTAGCGGATGCGCGACCGCGACATCGACTTCTGGACCATCGTGTGGCTGGTCTGGGAGTACTGGGCGATGGAGGTCTCGCCGGAGTAGGCGTCGACGATGGTCCGGATGACCGAGCTATAGGCGGGCATCAGGATGCCGCCCGACTGGCTGACCTGACTGTTGATCGGGTTGAAGATCTGGATCGCCGCCGAGTTGGCGGCCTCGTCGCTGAACCGGATGCCCTCCTCGACGAGGGCGAGGAACTCGGGATCGGTGGTCGCGCTCTCCGAGGTATCGAGGTAGCGATCGGCGCCGTAGTCGGCGTAATCGTCGGGGAGGCCGGCCGCGTCCTTGAGCAGGGCGACGTCGGCGGCAATGCGTAACATGGCGCCGATGTCGGTGGTCGCGCGGACGGCGTTGGCGAGCGAGGCGACATCCGAGCCGATCGTCGAGATCTTCGGCTCTGCGAGCGCCTTCCAGTTCTCGATGGCGCCGATCCGCGTCGCCAGCGCCCGGAGCGAGGCCAGCGAGCCGGCGGACGACATCGTGATCTCTTCGATACCGGTGGTGCCGAGCGTGATGGAGGCGATCAGCAGGCGCGAGAGCGGGATGACGGGAAGCTGGGGATCGGCGCTCTCGACGCCCTTGATGAAGGCGATCGAACAGCGGCGGGCGTTCGACATCGTGACGAGGCGCGCCTCGGCCTCGTGCGTCTCGGTGTTGATCTCGAAGTCGCGATAGGCCGTGTCGGTCTCGCCTTCGGTGCCCCAGGCGACGACGGCGATCTTCACCTTGTTGGCGACCGGCTGGTAGTCGGTCAGCGACTGGGTGAGCACGCTCGTCTGCGGGTACATGACGCCGGCGGCGTAGTACATGCCGGCGCCGATCTGCACCTCCCAGGTGCCCGAGGCGACGACGGCGAGGGCGCTGTAGGCCTGCCCGGACTCGACCGCGTAGCGGACGAGATCGTCGAACGTGCCGCGGACGTTGTTCTGGACCTGCATCAGGTCGCCGGCAGGCACCTCCTGATAGTCGCGGATGATGACCTGAGATTCCATTTGTTCAGTCCTTTCTAGGCGGTCAGGATCGGGTCCACGCGCCGAGGCGAAGGGTGGTGCCGAGGATCAGGGGTGTGCCCATCGTCAGAGGACGATGGACGTTGGTGTCGACGTAGATCGTGTCGGTGAGGCGCTTGGCGGCGACGATCGCGTCGAACGTCGGCTCGATGCGTTCACGAGCCCGGGACGGGATCGCGAAGAAGCCGACGAAGCGCACGCCGGCGTAGATCCCGGTCGGGTTGGTCTTGCCGGGGATCGAGACCTTGAGCGAGGCGACCTTGGCCGGTCCGCCCATTCGGGTGACCGAGGCGAACGACAGAGACTTGCGCGGTTTCGGAGCGGCGGAGCCGTCGATGATCCGGATGCACTTGTAGATTTTGGCGGCAGCGCCGGACGGCTGGGCGAATCTCTTGTGCAGGCATGCTCCCGCCCGGAAGCCGTTTTCCGCGACCGTCCTCGTCGAGATGGTCTCGATCCTGGTGGCCTGAAGGCGTCCGCCCGGATAGACCGGGCTGAGATCGGCGTCCGGCTCGATCGAGATGGCGTAGATGTGGGCGAGCGCGGTCGACGGCCGCGCGAACGCTCCGACGATGCGGCCGGCAAACAGCCCGCCCTTGCCCGGCATTCTGGTCGAGATGGCCAGCTTGTCGGTGCCGTTCCAGACGGCGGTACCGAGAGGTGTCTCGACGCCGTCCTTCCGGAGCACGGCGCGCTCGCCGGCCCGGGCCGCCGCGGTCGACGGATAGGCGAAGCGCCTGGTCAGGAAGCGGGGCGAGGCGCCGCCGGCGACGATCATCGGCCGCGCCGGCGAGCGGACGGCCTGGGTGTAGATCCGGACCAGGCTCGATACTCGGAGGGTGGCGTCAGGGCGCCGGCGAAGAAGCGCGAGGGCGGGCGATAGACGTCGACGATCTCGGCACCGCGGTATCCGGCATATTCGCGGATCGCGGCGAGGGTGCCCTTGATCCGCTGGACGGGGATTGCCCGCCGGATGACATGGCGCTTCTTCTCGACGTCCCAGGTCTCGTCCCAGACGTCCACCGAGAGGGCGTTGGCGAGGTGAGCGAGCAGCTCGGGCGGGCAGGTGTCGGGGTTCCAGACGGACCGGATGAGGTCGGCCGGCAGCGGCCGGCGGGCGGCGCTCGTCAGCGACTGGGCGATCTCGTAGGGCGTGGCGTTGGCCGGCAGTAGGGCGTCAGCCATTGACCACCTCCGTCGTGACGACGATCGACGTGCAGCGCGGCGCTTGGTCGCTGGTCACGGTGAGGCCTGCCGTCGGCGTGACCGAGACGCGCCGGACGTTGGCGCCCCAGGCGGCGCCGAGGATCTCGCTGGCGTCGATCGAGCGGCCGACGCGGTAGCAGTCGGCGGCGAGCGTCTGAAGGGCGGCGCGGGCCGACGCGGCGATCAGCGACGGATCGGGACCGGCCGGCACCACCAGGTGCGCGGATATCGCGTAGTCGACGATCTCGGCGACACGCACCACGACGACGTCGGTGAGCGGGCGAATCTCGTCGGACTGGAGGCGCATGTTGACCGCCACCCTGAGGGCGTCGACGGTGGCGGCGGATAGGCCGTCACGGGGCAGGATGACCACCTTGGCGACGCCGACCGACGGGCTGGTCACACCGACGTCGACGATCTCGGCCGAGACGGAGCGGGCATGGTAGGCGTAGGCGCCGGCCGAGCCGGCCGACGCATAAGCCTCGGGCGCCAGCGCGATCCGGTAGCGATAGGCACTGTCCTGTTCGCCGGCGAGCCGTTGCACAGCGAACCGAGAGCCGATCACATCGAGGTCGGGACCCTCGGCGTAAGGCAGCATGACCGCCCGGGCCGCCTCGTTGATCCGCTGGAGGTCCAGCATCTCGCGGTAGGCGTCGACCTCCTGCAGCATGGTGCCGGGATCGCTTTCGAGCGTTGTAGCGTCGTAGTCTACGCCGGCGGCGGTCAACCGCTTGGCGAGGTCGGCCACCCGGGCCGCGCGGATCGCCTCGAAGTCGATGGTCTTGATGACGGTCGGCGCCGCGAGGCGCGACAAGTCGATCGCTGCGGGGACGAAGCGCATCGGCAGTTCCTCGATGTCGGCGATGGTCAGGGGCTGAGCGCCGTCCTGATGCTGGCGTCCTCGACGACCGTGTAGTCGCCGAGATGGCCGCGTGGGAAATAGAGACCGAAGAGCATGAGGTCGATCTCGCCGGATACTTCGGTTGAGACCACCTTGGCGCCATAGACGCGGAACCTCGGCTCCCATGTCTCGATCGCTTCCGCAGCAGCTGAGAACATCGAGAGCGCGGTCCTCGGCGTCATCTTTGCGTCGATGAAGTCGAACAGGCGCGACCCGAAGTCCCGCCTCATGACCCTGGTTCCGAGCGGGGTCGTGAGGATGCGGCGCACCGACTGCTCGACGTGCCCCCAGTCCGTGAGTGTCCGCCCGCCGTCTGCGGAAAGACCGGTGGAGTCAGTCATTGCCGGTGGCGGAGTTCGCTTCCGCCAGCCCGGCGGAGATGTCGTCGACCGGCAGGAGCACCCGACCGTAAGGCGGGCTCAAGTGTTTGGCGTCCTCGGTGTTGATGTCGATCTCGGAGCCGCCGGCGCGCCAGATGCCCGCGATCTCTGCGGAAACTCTCACACGATATCTCGCCATGACTGGCCTCTTCGTTTTACGCGGGCGGACCCGACAGGTCGAACCCTGCCGTGATCTCGGTGTGCTGGTGGGTACTGTCGACCGGATGGCCGTTGTTCGTGATGCTGCCGGTGGTTTCGATGTCGCCGACGATCTCCACGTCAGCATCGATCCTGAGCTTCGTCGCGGTGACTGATATGAGGTCGTTGCCGATCATGACGCGGCTGGACCCCATCGTGATCACCGCCTCCGGCCCGTCGTGCGGACGCGGGTTTGCATCCGAGGGCACCGAGATGTCGATCATCGCGTCAGTCAGGTCGCCACTCTCCGACCGGACCACCACCAGCTGGCCGACCGAGGGCGAGATGTGCGTCTTGATCTCGCCGGCAGCCGCTTCGCCCCAAGGGATCCAGCCGGTCTTGAACGGCTGTCCATCCTTCTCGGCGAGCTGAACGCGGGCGCGGCCGTTCTTGTGGTCGACTTCGGTCACCACGCCTTTGCGGGATCGGTTCCTGTCCCGGCGTTCGATCTCGGCAACCCGGTAAGCTAGCTCGACGAACTGGGCGACGATGTCGCTCTCGCGGCTCATGATGGCGTCGCTCCGCCGAAGCCAGGAAGCGCACCCTCCCGCGGGCTGACGAGCAGCGCCTGGCCTTCGCCGGCGGCCAGAAGTTGGGACCTTTGCACGCTCGACCATTCGTTGGCGATGGCGTCGCAAAGGAACAGCGATTTCAAGAGCGGCACCCGGTCGGCGAGTACGGGATCGGCCTCGCAGAGCGACAGAAAGCGCTCCCAAACGCCGGTAGGAGCTTGCCCGAACGCCGGCTCCGGCAGAGGCGACCCTTCGATGACGATCTGCCGGCCGGCACGTCGAAGCGCACCGGACGTTTCCGCTCCGCGCTCGGATCTCACCGTCGGATTGTCCCGGATGATGGTGCGGTAAATGCCTGCCCACGGGTCTGTTTCGTCGGCGAGCGCGGCCATGATCTGGCGCTCGATCACGTCGATGGTGAGCTCAACGCCATGGTCGGTGCCGGCAATCTCCCAGCCTTTGGCTTTGACGCCCGCGAGTTTCGCCGCGACGACGATCTCGATCGTGACGGTCAGGCTGTCCCTAGCCCGCGTCGGGTCCAGATCCCGGAGGTTCCGACCTTGGGCGTCGGTATAGACGGCTGCAAACGGCGCGGCGTCGTCCTTGAGGAAATCCGCAGGTGGGTTGTGGCTGTCCTTGATTTCCTCTCCGCAAAGCGTCTTGCCCCTGAGGGCACGCACGACCGCCTGTCGGCAGGCAAACCGAACGAGGCTCATAGCTTCACGAGGCTCCAGACATGGCGGGAGCGTCCCTGCCGGTCGATTTGTTCGATCTCGAAGCGGGCATGGCGGCGTGGCATCTCGACGTGGTCGCCCTCGCGTGCCAAGGAAGCGGCGGGGAAGGCGACGACGTCGATCTCGACGCTCACGCCGCCGACGGCGACGCGCGTCATCCAGCCCGACTTCCGACCACCGCCGACGCTCTCCGCGCCGCCGACGATCGAGACGGACTGGACAACGGTATCAAACGGCGCCCGCGCGGGATCTGCGCGCCAGCCGCCCTCGTCATTGATGCCCGGAGAGACCGTGACGGTCTCTCCGAAGGTACTTCTGCTGAGGGCGGGCAGTGCAGCCCGCGCGGATGCCAGATCCATCGAATGTGACCTCAGGCGGCCTTGAGCTTCATGCGGCGAAGGGTCGCCGGCTGCGTGCAGAGATGGATCGGGTTGGTCTGGACCTCGAACTTCGCCGACTTGGCGGTCCGGCCCTCGACAGCCTCGCGCATGTACCGGGGCAGACCGGGCCGGTTGACCGTCTCCCAGTAGTCGGCCGGCGCGAAGCGCGTGATGTAGAGACCGGAGACGCCCTTGAAGGCCACGCGGGCCTCGTCGTCGGCGATCAGGTTTCCACCGGCGGCGGCACGCGCTTTCGCGCCAGTACGATGCCGCACCCAGGTAATGCCGCCGTAGGAGAACTCGTCGGGAAGCGATCCACGAAGCTCAACCGCCGCGGCGGTGTTGAGATAGGTCTCGCGGACCTCCTTGTAGTCGACGAGCTGCCGGAAGAACCCGTTGCCGCAGAACGCGACGACGCTCTCATAGCTGGGGGCGACGAGGTCATCCTCCATGTCGCAGCGAACGTCGTCGGCGAACTGGCGAACCTTGGTCGACGCCATGGAGAGGTCGAGCTCGATCGGGTCGGGAACGGCGAGGCCGAACTCGCCGTAGATGTCGAGGATCGTCGCACCCTTGCCGGAAATGATCTTGCCGGAGATCACGCCCCGCTTCATCCACTCGTCGGTGAGGTCGAAGTCGCGGTAATGGCGCCGCATCTTGCTGTCGACGAGATCCTGCAGCTGCATCGCCTCGGTGGTCGAGCCGCTGGCGCGGGCGTTCTGGACTTCTTCGGCGAACACTTCTTCGTCACGCTGCAGATGCGTGGCGTCGAAGGTGCGCATGCCGCGCTTGTCGTGGTCGATGACTTCGCCGGGGCCGCCGCGCGGCGTCGGCTCGACCAGCGAAAGCGTCGAGCCTTCGCGCTCGATCTTGATCGAAGTCGTGGTGATGCTGTCTTCCTCGAAGTCCAGCATTGCACCGATCTGCCCGGGAATGGGCGGCGTCTGGTTGGCGAGAACGGTCAACGAGGTCAGCGTGAATTCGTCCTCGTTGAAGATGGACATATCCGCCATGAGGGAATTCCTTTCGAGTGGGGCAGGTCAGCGGCCGATGATGCCGACGTTGGCGAGGGAGGAGAGGACCGCGAGCTTTTCGGCCGCGGTGTCGGTCGCGGCATTGAAGGTCAGGCAGACCACCTTGACCTCCGCGTCGCGGGCGATGGCGACACCGGCGACGTCCCGGTCGACCGGAACGTGCACGTTGTAGAGCGAGACGGCGGACGCGATCTGGCTACCATCGTTGGCGGCGGGATCATGCGGCTTGTACTTGAGGTTCGCCGTCACCTTGCCGAGCACGGCGCCGGTCTTGATGTCTCCGGAGCCGGCCAGGAAGGTGATGTTGTCGCGCGAGCGCGTACCGTTGGCTTCCGAGATGAGAAACTCACCGGCGCGGCGGCCTTCGAGAACTTCGGGCATTTCCAGTGATCCTCCGTTCAGCGGCCGCCCTGGCGGCGCTTGGCATAGATGGCCTTGTGGTCCAGCGCCTGGGGCGTCGGCTTCGCGGCGCCGGGCTGGGCGAGGTTGGCGAGCGGCTGCTGGCGCTCCTGTTCGTAAGAGTCGGCGCCGCTGGTGGCGTTTTCGGCCTTGGGCGCGGCGGCGAGCATCGCCTTGGCGTCATCGGCGGGCAGCTCGGTGCTGAAGGCGATGTGGTTGGCGAGGGCCTCGCGGCCCTTGGCTTCCTCGCAACTGACGATCGCCTGAATGCGCGCCTTGGTCTCGGACACGATCTTGGTCGCGTCGGCGGAGGCCGGTTCCGCCTTGGTCTTTTCGGTCATGGGGTTCTCCGGGTGATGACCAGTGGTGGCCGAGGCGGATGCCTGGGCCTTGCTGACGGCCGCTTTGAGCGACCAGCCTCGATCAGCCGCCAGCGCTTTGAGCGCCTGAGGAGCGTGGGCATAGGTGCGATAGTCGAAGGCGGCGACCGCCGACGACTCGGCGGCGTCCGAACGGGTGGCGAAGCCGCGGCTGACGGCGGCTTCCGCGTCGAGCCAGGTCTCCACCTGCATCGTGGCGCGCGTCTCCTCGGCGCTCTCGCCCGATCGGTCGGCATAGATGCTCACCATCGAGCCGATGTTCGCCTCGAGCTGGTTGATGACTTTCTTGAAGTCTTCGATGGTGCCGAAACCGAACGTCGAGGGATCGTGGATCATCAGGAGGGCGCCGGTGCGCATCACGCGCTCGTCGCCCGCCATGACGATGATCGAGGCCGACGAGGCAGCAACGCCATCGACGACGCACGTCGTCTTGCCCTTGCGCGAGGCGAGGGCGTTGTAGATGGCGACGCCGTCGTCGAGGTAGCCGCCGGGCGAGTTGACCCGGACGGTAACGTCGGCCTCGCGGCCGAGTTCGGCGAGGCAGTTCAACACTTCTCCCGAGGTAAAGCCGTCGGAGAAAAGGCTATCCCCGACGAACCCGTAGAGAACGAGTTCGCCGTCAACGATCTGAGCTGGCATTTTTACCTCAGGTAAATCTGATGGAGCTGGCGAAACGCGTTCGCCGGCCGCGCTTGCGTTCGCAGGCCGCTTTCAGGACCGACAGGTGCGCTTCGAACGCCTCGAGGCTGATGGTCGAGTACTTGACGCTCTCTCGCGTCATCGGCGACTGGATCGTGAGTT